TTTGTAATTGATTTATCCCCAAGAGAATTAACATTAATTGTCGCTGCTCCCGTAATTGAGTGATTCGCTTTGAATTTGATAACAAGCCCCGTAACAAGAGCATCTACATCTGAATCAAGGGCTAAAACAAAAGCATTGCTTGATCCTGTTGCCGATGCATAATCTCCTGCACAGTTAAGAATATCGTCTCTAAATTTATTGATCTCTGCTGCTGTTGCCTCATTTCCTGCAACTTGAGCTGACGAGGTAATTGCTGACATAATTTTTATTGATTAAAACTAATTTGAACCTGCATGGTAGTATCTTCTCCTGAAGCTTTTACATATGATGGTGAAAATAATGCATGATTGAATAAGCGCCCATCTCCTAAAGTTAAACTCGAGCTATCGGAATACGTTCCGCATTCGTAATACGTACCATTTGAAAGCTCTGCATCAGCCCAGAAAAATTGAAGAGTGATTGAATTAGCTGCCGTAATAGATGCTAGTGCTTTAGCCTTTCTATCTGTAGCTGTTGTTAAAGCAGTGTCTGATGCAGCCGGAGATGTTTGTCCTGTACCAATCTCACCATGAGTAATCTCTAGCTCATGAGCATGAGAGCCTTTAAGGTGTTGAATGATTAGGTTTCGTCCTCTTTGATCAGAAGTCACAACAACATTTCTTGTTTCTGTCGCGACACCAAGAAAGTATTTTGCTTGAATGATTTTTACCGTTTCACAGATTTCAGTACATCCAGTTTTCTTTATATGATTATTTACTTCATCGACCATCCCTGACCTATATCGAGTAATTGTAAAGATCCCTACCGCCTCAGATTTTTCTAAGACTTGAAGCAAACGATCTTTAATGAGGCCGTAATGCTTATATACGTCTTTTAGTGTGATAATTCTCTTTTTTCTTGGTTTTTTCATAGATATTTGATTAACCCCATGGACGAAGACTCCAAACCAATGGGTTCGCATCTGTAGCCCAATTATAAGGACCAGTAAAGCTAGACATTGAAACAGATTCTGCAACATTAACGTTTTCAACTACAACCTGTAACCGCTGGAGAATTTGTGAATCAGTAACATTTAAGTTCTGTAAATCCTTAGTAAGAACACCAACCATAATATCGACGAAGCCAATATTCCCTGAAGCGATAAAGTAGATAGTAAATTCCATCTCAGTAGGGGTAATCATCCTTCCTTCAAGCCGGTTGATCTTAAAGAATTTATCAATACCAAACTCTGTTGAGTTGATTCGTACTTGTTGACCTGTTCTCCATCCCGTTGTTCTTGTTCTAAATGAGCCTTCATAGCTTCCCTCAGCCCACCGATTAATCTCTGATTTACCTAAGCTGAAAGCTTCTTCAATAGAAATAATGCTGTCATCTCTCTTAACGTCTTGATATTCACCATATTCAGTGACAGAGCTGTGGTCTTTAATCTGAGTAATCAAAGGTATATGAGCTTCACCAAAGATCTTTACTTCTTGGCCTACAGTAGGCTTACTAGCATCTGGAAATTTCACAGCTTTTTCTTGAAAGTTGTACAGACAATCAAATGCTGTTGGATCATTCACATTGTCGATCCCAACTGTCTTCGATACACCAGCAACAGTCACAGAAATATCAGAATATCTATAAATACAGCTAAAGACTCGTTGAGTACCATCAGCATCGTATTTATCAGGAGTATCACCACTTACATAGGTTTGCTTGTATTCACCACCACGAATATAGATTGAGTTTCTAAGCTCAAGGATGTTTCGTTTAAAATTAAGGGATCTGAAGATCAAATTTCCATCAGTGTCATTGATTTCATGCGGTGCTGTATAGGAAGTTTCATCAAAAAATCTAATGTCTTTATCTTCGTCTACATACCAGTCCCAGTTGATAATGTCTGCAATTCTTTGAATACAACGAGAAACAGGTTCGTAATTGAACTTAATAGAATTGATTGTTGGTGTTCCTGATGCAACGCCAACCGAAGTGAATCCAGTTGTAAAAGTGCTAATGATATCGTCAATGATTTGTTCTGCTGTTTGGTTTGAGTAAGACTTTGCAACCATTGTTTTATCTAGATCGAAGGTGTAGTCCTTACAGCGATACATATGAGCATGAAGCAACCCACCTCTTAAAACTTCTTCTGTTTCTACAATCTTTCCTGAAAACAGCTTCGTTGAATCAACATGTAGCTCAATAGCATCAGATAGGCTAGGCACTGTTTTATCAGGAGTTTCAAGCACCATAAATTCAAGAGTGTCTGGCTCTTTTGTTAGACCTTGTTGATAGACGATGCTGTCTCTATCTATCCAAGAGCTTCGGTCAACTGAATTTATCTTGATAACTACTGACATAATTAGACTTTGATTCTTTGTTTAATCATCATGGCTACTTCATCTGCAAATTCTCTTGCTGATTGACGAGATGTTTGCATTGGACCATTAAAGTTGATTGTAATTCCACCACCACCTCCGAACCCTGCGGCAGCTGCTGCTCTTCCATTTGCCCCAGATAAAGGAACTACCGCTTCTGGACCAGCTTCACCAATAAGTGCAAGCGTTGGTCTCGTCACAATTCCACCCTTAGCAAGCTTCGGAATACTAGGAATGACTGGTGCGGTCATACCAACAGCGCTAGCTGCTTGCCGAAGAACATCATTTGCTTTAGCAATAAAGTCATTAATCTTTCCAATAACCCAATTAATGCTTCCTTTAATAGTGTTTTTGATTCCTTCCCATACATTAGTTACAACTCCTGCTAATCCGTCCCAAAAGCCTGTCCATGTGTCGTGAAGAGATTTGCCCATTGATTCGAACAGTGCTTTGATCCCATTCCAAATATCTTTCATGAAATTAGAGATCCAGCCGAAGACGGATGCAGTTTTTTCTTTGATTAAGTCCCAGTTGGTGATTAATAAGTAGATTCCGGCAATAATTCCACCAATAATCGCACCACCAATGATAAACGGAGCTAATGCAACCGCAGCAGCTATAAAAGCCGTGATAGCTGCATAAATGGCTGGTAATAGTGCAGCAAAGATAGTAGCACCAACAATAATCAACACTTCTTTATGTTGGTTTAACCATTGTGTAAGTTGTGTGATCCAGTTTATAAATTGACCGATCTTTTGAATGACAGTTGGTAATTTGTTTTGTGCAAAATCTACAAGGTGATCTAGTAAAGGAATCATCACCGGAATAAGTTGTTCACCAATAGCTTGTTTTGCATTTAAAAGCTTAACCTTGAATTGCTCGAATTCTTCTCCTGCTGTTGGAACGAAATCACCAAGCTTTTCAAGCGAACTCTTGGCTGCTTCCATTGTTGCCGTCATGAAAGCTGTTTCACGACTCATTCCAGCATTAGCACTCATCAGTTCTTCAATACGAGCACGAACCCTACCAGATGAAATACCAAAAGTATCCAAACGAGGAATAGATTGATTGGCAAGCATCAATGCAAAGTTTTCCATAGAAGCTGTAGGACCAGTTCCCATCGCAGAACCTAATCTAACAGCGGTATTCATCAATTCGCGCATTTCTCCTTCAGTTCCTGCTAACCCCATGGCAATCAGCTTATTACCTGACTCCATCAACGAAACATCGTCTACGAGGCCCATAGTAGCGTCTCTCATGCCACCAATAGCGTTTTCTGATGCTCCAATACTCTTAGCCAAAGAATCGAACGTAATCATGACACGTTCGTTCTGTGCAGCATCAATGGCAAGCTTACTGGCAAGACCAACCGCAGCAAGACTAACTCCACCAAGAGCCAGTCCAAACTTCTTTGAAGCAGCTTCAGCTCCTTGCATATTGGCTTTAAAACCTTTCAGGTGCTTTGAAGCTTCATCTTTCATTCTAAGAATGATGTCTAATGAGGTTGATTTTGCCATAATTATTTCATTTTAGATCTCTTATTCTCACTTTGTTTTCGGTAGTTGATACACCGTGTAAGTGTCATAAGAAAGTCAATTGGTTGTTCTTGGTATTCATCCCATGTCCATTTCATTTCAGAGCATATAAGAGCGATGACCATAAGGTCTGTCAAATGTGCTCGTTTACCAGCGAAGTAGAGTGGCCACATGTAGCGCTCATACTGCTCTACTTCGCTTTCTGAAAAAGCGAGCTTAGCAGTGGCTCTAAATGCTCAACAATAAGATCATAATCAGCCGGATTACCATCTAATAAGAAATCTTTGATCTGTTGTTTATCTTCCATCACAGTTGGTTCTTTCTCATCTTCTTTGGCTGGTACAATTATTTTCACTACACCAACCTCAAGGACAGACTCTTCAATATCAACTGATACATCACCATTGATGTCGCTTGTTTGAGCCTGCTTTGGATTAGAAGGATCTGCTGTGATGGTCATGCCTCCAAGTGTGGCTCTTTTAAGCTTATTTCGTTCACGAGGAGTAAAGAATGTTTTTAGTTCTACCTTTAAACCTGAAGGTGTCTCAATTTCTTGAGTAGCACCTCCAGATTTTTCAAGTATTGTTTCAGGTTTTTGTATTGTGTTGTTCATATTGTTCAATTAGAGATTAGCCAGCATTTAAATTAGTAAGAAGTTTGAAGATTCGTCACAGTTACAGCGATTGATTCTGCATCTGTTGGATCATAGTGACCTTTGAATGTAATAGTTTGCATTGTTAAGTCATTTACTTTGATTGGACGGCTTACTTCTTGGAAAGTCACGTTATGCAAATCAATTAAGATTTGAGGATTAGCAGCTGAACCGATAACAACATCTGAGTTCTGAAGATCAATTCGTAATGCTTTCTTAGTAGCAGCAAGCATCGGTGTTTTGAACGTAGATGCTCCTTCCCACATAGCTTCGATTTCTCCCTCGATAACAAGTGTCTTGTTTAAGAAGTCTGTAGGCTCTGTGCTTCCAAGAACGTCATCATCTTCAACGTTTTGGCTGATAGTAAGATTAAGGCCTTTGATTTCAACAGCACTAGCACCACTTAAACTAGATTGGTCTGCAGCAATCTTGAATGTCATGTGTTGTGGTAAGAATCGTTCTTCGATAACAGGACTTGGTGAAAGAGTTGCAGATTCACCTTTTTTAGCTTTACCAGATGCAGAGAATTCGATGTATTTACCAAGCTCTACTGAAAGAGTAAGAGAATTGATCATGAATAGAGCGTGCTTGAAGTCTGCTGCTCCAACTGGATCATCAACGAATAATGTCAATGATTGATGTTGAGCAGATTGCCCCACAGTAATTGCATGGTCATACACATTCCCTGAACCATCAGCATTTGCTGAAGTAGAAATACTTCCCAATACGTTCAATAGGATTAATGCGATAGAGTCATCTGTCACATAACCTTTAAGGCTTCCTACGTCTGCATATTCTTTAACAACATCAGAATCAATTGAGTCTTCAATAACCCCTAACGCTTGTTCGTCAATGACCTTTTCAGCCATTTCGTCTACTTGCGCCTCTGTGATAGGGATGTAGAAATCAACGCTTGCTTCAGCTGTTCCTCGAGATGCCTCTTTTGCAATTCCTATTTGGAATTGTCTTCCAAGTCCTTTTGGCATAAATTTGTAGTTTTAAGTAATTATTTAAATTTTTTGACGATCTTTTTCCCATTGAGACTCTGCCTTCTCACGAGACTGAGCAGATATACTCATGGGCTTATATTCTCCGTCTCCAGCAAAGTGGTATGTTTGAACGCGACCTTTTGCGCTTTTTTGTCTTCTCTTAGAGGTATCACGCTTGTTGTTTT